ACACCTTAAACGATCTCACTGCGGGACAAGCCAGTATGGCAAATGCCCAGACTGATATACTGGGCAATCAAGGTACAATAGTAGAGAACCAAGGCACTGCTGCTAATAACTTCACAGACTTTGTAGATCGTTATGGTACAGATGTGGGCACTGCGGCAGACGAACGGGCAGGCCTCTTAACTGCACAACAGGATGCTGCCGCTGCAGGGGCACAAGAACGACAAAACATTATGGCAGCCGCAGGCAATCTAAGTACAAATCTGGCTACGGGTCTGGGCAACATCCAGACAGGTCAACAAAACCTCGGGACAGATATTTCCCAGAGCTTGGGCAACATCCAGACAGGTCAACAAAACCTCGGGACAGATATATCTCAAGGGCAGCAAAACCTTAGTACGGGGATCACAAATCTTGGGGCCGACATTTCTCAAGGTCTGGGTAGTATTCAGACAGGCCAACAAAACCTTGGAACAAATATAACACAAGGTATGAATAATCTTCAGACGGGCCAAGCAAGCATGGGAGCCGACCTTACGCAAGGTCAGCAGAATCTTGGTACTGGAATACAAAACCTACAAACAGGATTAGATACCACCAACCAAAATATCCGCCAAGGTTTTGAAACTTCGGCAGGTCTGATGTCAGCTAATTTTGCGGATAATATGAACCAAATTAGGTCTGTTGTTGGGGATCAGACTGCGGCGTTGGATAGTGCTACACGAGATCAATTTACTCAATTGTCTAATGCATTCGACCAGCAAGGTCGCTTGCTGCGGAATCAAATTCTGGCAGACGGCAGTACGGTCAATCGTAATATGACGCCGGATGGACAAATGACGGAAACATACTTCGCACCCAATGGACAGGTTATGGGTACGAAAGCCTACGATGTAATGAATATGATGGCAGATGCATCGAGATATCAGGGGGCAAATAATCCACCCGTTTAATAGGAGTTACCATGCACCCTCAAAAAGTATCACAAGACTGCATAGATCTGGTCAAGAAGTTCGAAGGCTTGCATAAAGTTAAAGACGATGGGCTGGTTCATGCATATCGCTGTCCGGCTGGAAAATGGACGCTAGGATTTGGGGCCACGAAGGGTATCCGCTCTGGTATGTCCTGTACCCCCGCCGAGGCGGAGCAACGCCTCATCAAGGATCTCGACGAACACGGCAAAATAGTGAAGAAGTACGTGAATGTACCTCTCTCACAAGGCCAGTATGACGCTCTGACGTCATTCGTATTTAACTTAGGCGGCGGTAATTTTAAATCGTCCACGCTGCTAAAGAAACTAAATGCGGGTTTGTACGACGAGTGCCCAGAACAAATAATGCGCTGGAACAAAGCCCGAGTGGACGGCAAGCTCACTCCACTGAGAGGCCTTACCCGACGCAGAACTGCCGAAGCCGCTATATTCAGCCGGGATGCGCAACTTCCGTCCGACGAAGGTGGCCCGGAAATGCCGCAGAAGGTTACTGCTGCCGCACCCAAACCGCTCGCAAAGAGCAAAACAATGGCGGGTGTGGGTATTGCCGGGATGGCTACTGCGATGAATGAGATGGCAGGCCAACTACAAGGCCTTGTGGCCTACGCCGATAGCCTAAAGATGATATTCTTGTTGTGCGCAATTGCTGGCATTGCCTTGGCGGCCTACGCCAGAATTAAAGACCATAAAGAGGGCGTACACTGATGTTTGTATTTGGTAGGATCAAAGACTACATCATCGCCGCCCTCGCATTAGCGGTCCCTGTTATATACGTCTTCGGGCGTATTAAGGGGGCTGCTAACGAAAAGAATAAAGTACTGCAAGACGAACTAGAGACACAAGATAAAGTGTCCGATTTTTATAAAAATGTGGCAGAGCATGAAACTGATACCCTTACTGACCGTCGGTCTATTACTGACAGGCTGCGCTCAAACGGTTTATAAAACACGCCTCGAAATATACTGTCCCCAAATTAAGCAGTATGACGAGCGCTTCAATCAAAAACTAGCGAATGAACTGGATAGTCTACCGCCAGAATATACGGCGATTGATGAGACTGTGAAGGGGTACATCTACTTGCGTGATCGTATTCGACGCTGCGAGGAAGAGAAGGAAAAATTATAATGAGTACTTTCGGATACGGCGATGATGCGATCTTCAATATGGAAGATGCAAAAGAAAAATCGGGCATGAATACTAGCAATGAGGATCTTGAAAACCTCACGACCAATCCCGGATCTTTTCTCACGGATAATAACCTTAGTTTGTCGGAGAAGACCGACGACTTAAAGTTGGATGCCGATGCCGATCCTAGCACTACTGTAGGTGATTTTGGTAAAATTGATGACGTGTCGCTAAACACCGATCAAATAGACGAAGCAGGCATGACCAATGTCACTACGCCTACAAATCTCGGAGCCTCTACTTATACCGCCGAAACAGTTGAAGGTAGTTTAGGAACACCAGAAACCACGGTAAATGCGGCTCAAGGTACAATTACCAATCAAGATCTGATGGATGCGTCTACCATTGAAATCGACGTAGGGGCTGAGGCTGAGGGTACTGGGGTATTAGGTAATGCTCTAAATGAATTTGCCTCACAAGGCATGTCTACTATTATTGACACCACCACAATCCACGGCAAACTACTGGCCCAAAAACTAGGAGAGGGTAATTACGTAGATAGTAAGGCCACCATTATGGGCCAACTAAAGATTTTAGGGGATGAGTTTAAGGATAGCCAAGGTAACCCAATAATCCCCTCATGGGCACAATCTACATATCGAAATGTAAATAGGTTAATGGCTTTTGGGGATGTTACAGGTACTGCGGCAGTGCGAGCCGGGGCCAATGCTATAATGGAAGCCACGCTAGGCGTTGCGGATAAAGAAGCTGAATTTTTCCAAACTCTGACCACTAAGAATTTAGACAATCGCCAAGAATCCATCATTAATAGAGCAAAGATATTGGCGGGATTTGAGGAAGCCAATCTAACAGCCCGTCAGGCTGCCTTAAAGCATAATGCGCAAGCCTTCCTCGACATGAATTTAAAGAATGTGGATAATATTCAAGAGGCTGAAATCATCAATACACAAGAGCGTATTGAAGTGATTTTAAGCGATGCCCGAGAGAAGAATACCGCCAGACGTTTTGGTGCCGAGCAGGCCAATGAAATGGAGATGTTCTATGATGAACTCGACATAACCACACAGAAATGGCGTAAAGAGCAACTGCTCAACATTAAAAAATTTAATACGGGCGAAATTAATGATCATCGTCAGTTCGTAGCAGAGCTTGATAATCTGACAGACCGTTTTGAGGCAGAGCAGCAAAGAATAATAGATATGGACAATGCTAAGTGGCGACGGGAAGTGTCCGTGGCTAACTTTGAAATGGAATTTGAAGCAGCAGCGGAAGATATCAAGAATGGCTTAGATATATCTACGGAAGCACTCAGCCGTTTATGGAACCGTGTGGATAGTGAATTAGACTACATCTATCAGGGTTGGAATAATGAATCCGATAGAGATGCCGAAATCTTAAAAACCACAATAACTGCCCAAGCCACAATAGATGCTGCCTCCGCCCAAAATGCTAACACCTCAGCAATATGGGATCTTGCAAATGGTTATATTAAGTCGGGTCGAGGCTTAAATGGCGCTCTGGAAGATGTAAACAGTTTAGCTAGTGTATTTGGGGTAGACTTAGGTCTTGGCGGGGCTGAAGGCACTGGAGCTATACTCGATTTAGGTGGGGCAATCAGTACAGTAGGCGGGGCCATTGGGTCGGTTGGCTCTGCGGTAGGCGGCGGTCTGAGTAGTGCCGCAGGCGCTGTAGGCACCACATTAAGCGGAATGAGTAGTGCAGCAGGGAGTGCCGTAGCGGCTGCAGGACCATATGCTGCGGCACTCTTAGCGGCCTATGGTATTGGTAAAGCAATAGATCTCGATCTCACGGATGTGGATATGCTGAGTTGGGATTTGAACCCCTTCGATAGTGGAGAAGATTGGGAAATCGATCTCTTTGACTGGTAGAAATTAAGGAAATCCAATGAAGTTCGAAGAAATAATCGCCAAGTCAATCAAATCGTTTTTTGCGGGAAACATTCCGCAAAAGACTGCCGAAGCTAATAATGATGAGTTGTTCTACACGCCGGATTACTTTGATGAGCTGGAAGAGCGCTTGCTAGACAAGAAGAAAGAGACTGACGATGCCGCAGAAGAAGTTTGATGGTCCCATACCCGGCGCTAATTTTACCAGCGATACCCGTAATTATCCGTGGCATAGACCCCCAGAGCTGCATAATTATGATGCCGTAGTTGATTACTACATGGAAAAAATAAACGAAGAAGAGACACAAGACCTTGTGTTGTCTTTGTTAGAGATGAAAATACCCCTTACAGCGGTAGTATCTATGATGCTGAAGCAAGGCATCGGAAAAGGTAAGCTCGGAATAGATATGGCAATTCTTACTGCCGGACCTATCGCACGGTATTTAAGTATTATTGCGGATGAGCAAAACATAAAATACCGCACAGGCATTGAAAAACGTAAAATAAAAGTGACGCCCGCACTACTGAGGGCGGCTCTCGGTCAAATTGAAAAAGCCAACCAATCAGATGAGGAAAAGACCTCCGAAGATATGACGGAAGAGACTATGGGTCTGATGCAGCGTCCGGGCCCTACCGATATCCCCGCAGCGCCTGCCGAGGAGCAGGCTCAAATGTTAGGAGAGGAGCCAAAAGATGAGTTGGCGTGATGTACAGGCCCGGGTAGCTGCAGGTGGACGAGCGGTTAAGGTTCCTAAAAACGATCCTTTGAAAGAAGGCGTATCTCTTCTAGCTAAGAGTTATGCTGAAAAAATGATTAATGACGGTATTGCGGCAAGAGAGCGTAAACTGCAGCAAGAAGAGGAATTAAAGTCTGAACGCCAACGTCTGGCGGAAGAAAGACGGGCAGCCGACCAAAAGGAACAGACCGCTCAACGTAACGTGAGTTCAATTATTCAGTCTATTGGGCAAGACATAAATAATCAATTCTTGAGGCAGGCGGTGTATGGTCAACTACAGTCACGGGAATATGATTTTAAGAGTACGCTAGACTACTTTGAGACGCTGGTAAAAGAGAACCGTCTAAAAGAGAATACTGCGGCGGCAGATCTAGAAGGCAGCCCAGTAGCACAAGCCGCTGTACCAGAGACTACACGGCGACAGATGGAGCAGGCCGGATTGGCTAATATAGAGGCCTTAAAAACTGGCGGTAAGCGGGTAGGTATTGTAGCCAGCCTCGATAAGACAGAAAGTCGTGGGGGCGAACTTGATGCGGAAACCCCGCCAGACAGCAAAGGCCGTATTCACGGCGGACGTCTGCAATTTGGTGATGCTCGACTGAAGGACTACAACGCAGTCCACGGCACAAATTATGTTGCCACAGATATGAAGAACCTGACGGACGAAGAGCAGACGAAGATCGAGCGCTGGCACTTCTCCGACATCGATCAGTTTATTAAATCACGAGGCCTCGACGCCTACATTGGTCAAGAGATTAATGGCACGGTCCTAACGGAAGCCAGTTTGATTGCAATGGCCCATCTAGGTGGTAAAGGGGGTATGCAGCAATATTTGACTTCCGGCGGACGCTACAACCCGCCCGATGAAAATAAAACACGATTGAGTGATTATGCCAGAGACCACAGAGACGCTGGGCCACTGGTATTGCCGGGTGACCCAGCGCCACAAGAAGGTCTGGATCTTACACAATCCACCTTTGATATTCTGCCGCCGAAGGCTACGGCAGATGAGGAGAAAATTCCGGGTAGCTTTGAAGCTCTGGTTGTAGCCAACTTGTATAAGAGCGAAACCTATCAAAATGCCACCGACGACGAAAGAAGGGAGATGGAGAAAACTGCACTGGCAGGACTTACAGAGGCACGAAATGCCTCTGGTAAAGGTTCGTCCGGCGTACCTAGCAGCTTAAATGAGAGCGCTGTACGAAGCCTATATGCGGCAAACCAACTCAAATTAATGTCTGCGGATGAGACAGTTCGCCAAGAAGGCGAGAACTGGATGAAAGTGATTTATCCTACACTCAAAGACGCACTCTTGTTACAATTAAGCGAAGCCAAACCCGGCGACGATGTGGTGGCTACCATTAATGGTCAGAATATTTATGGCAAACTAGACGAGAGTAGAAACTTTATCACCGCCGACGGGCAGACGATTCCTCCGATTTCTGAAGAAAACCCAAATGGCTATGATAAAGTATTTAATAAAGATCAGTTTGAGGCGGGACTTAAATCAATCACTGCCGCTGGAACTGATTTAGATGAAGCCTTTGAGGCTACAAACAATACAATGGACGTGGTTATGCAAGGGTATGAGCTAGATAGATTGGCTCATCAATACCCAGAAATACTGACGCAGATTGGTGGCGCTGGGGTATCTACCTTTGTATCGGCTAAACGAGAACTGGGTGCGATCTTAGATATTCTTGGCAGAGGCTCAAACACATCAATTCCTACTGGTCTGGGCGGTTCTCTTTATCAGGGCAGCTTGTTGGAGCAAGTAGAAAACTATCTTAAAAAATCCGACGGTATTACAGCAGAACAAGCCTCGGTGTATAAGGAATTCACTTCGGCTATGATCCGATATATCTTTTCGGCTGGCAAGGCGTTGGGGCAAACAGGTAACGGCTTCTCTAACCAAGACTACCAAAACATCCGCAGATCTCTTTTGGCAGGGAATGGTCTTCAAGAGTTTTCAAATAATATGCGGACCTTCTCGGCGCAGCGCATGGCAAACTCTGATAGAATTGCCACAGGTCTTGCGGGGCGCACCAACGTAGGTGTGATTGCAAATCTAGGGTTGCAGCTCGGTAATGAAACAATGACCGCAGCGCAACGCTTTGAAGAACTTCGTTCACTAGATGACACTATTCCAGATTATATCGGCTGGATAGAGGGCAATGCACAGTTTGAACAGTCGCCGCAACAACAACAAACGTCCACACCACCTCAAAATTCTCCAACACTGCAGCAGTTTATTGAACGAACAAAGCAGCGCAACCCAGACGTCGATATATCTGAGATGACTATTGGTGGCTTGTCTGTGGAAGAATATTGGAAACAAAACTATGGAGGTGAAAACTGATGGTCGAAGTACTTGATCCCTTCAAAGTGCAATCCAATAAAATAGAGGTAAAAGACCCATTTCTTGCTGACGAAGATGAGAAAGAAGCACCGACTGCGCCAGTAGAGCAGCCCGAAGAAAAACCCTTCGACGCTGGTCAGTATGTTACGCCTATGGGCTTACTCGCTTCTATGGGTATTACTAACTATCGGACAGACAATGAGGTCTACCGAGCACTGTCGCAAACGCCCGAATTTAGAGATGCGGACACTGCCACACGTAGAAGAATGTATAATGATGCCATCGACGCACATAACTTAGCTTTATACGAAGCACAGGGTGGAAATATTACTCAGCAAATCACTGATGCAGAAGGAAACACAAGGAATTATCTTGTTCCCACGCCACAAATGCGCAACATAGATAGAGTTCTCGGTGAAACTGGGGGAGAGATATTTCGGAGTGGTGTAGGTGGTGCATTGCAAACTGCTAAAACTGCCTTGCAAAGTGCCGAATATGTGGCAGACGCTTTAGTCAATCCTTTGGGAATAAATGAGGGCGAGTATTTTAAGGAAAACTTTCCTACGTTACCCCCAGAATCCACTGCCGATGAAATAGGACAAGAAGTTATTTCTACAATGGTCGGCGGTGCTACAGGCGCAGGCTTGGCGGATAAAATAAGCAAAGCCTATAATGTGACGCCTAAAATGGCGACTTGGGTAGCCAAACAGTGGTCTAAAGTAAATCGTAAAGGCAAAACACCCGAAGAATTGGGCACGGCTGCTAATGCGTTAGTAAATACCGTTCTTCTTGGCACAGGAGCTAATATAGGCGCTACCA